TTATTCTCTCATGTCTTGCTCTGTGACCATAGCCAACACAAATGCCCCAAATGCGACAAAACACTCTTGGCACGCGGTTAGTGGCTACGTGCGCAATGGAAAGGGCTACTTGTTTGACTCAAACCAGCGCAAGCCATTCCCGTGTGATTGGTGGATATTTAACAGTCTCAAAAAGGTCCTTGACGAAGATGTTGCTCGGGCCTATGACTTTTTCGCTGGTGGACAGATAAACTACATTGGATATAACTTTGTAATCTTTAGCAAAAATGCATACGTAGATGATATCAAGCCAGTGTGCCGCCTCAAGTACAAGAAGACCAAGACACCTCTTCATCTATCGGCCCATTATAATAGAGCAAATTTTGCCTCTGCTGTTCGCAGGGGAAACTTTGGAAAGTTCAATCCCGCAGAAATAGCAGCACTCATGAAGGCCCGCGCCCGTAAGACTACCGCACCCGTGCTCGGCAAGGAGTTCTTTGATAGCCTGCCGAAAAATATATCAAACCTGGCCCTGAACCAGCAGATGACAAACCTAAGGGCCGCTGGATACAGATTTAATAAAAATTCTTTTTCAAAGTTTTTAAAAAATAATCCAAGGAAGGGATCACCACCTCTGGCCAAGCCAATTCCACTTAATAGCCCGAGGACTGTGCGCCGCAAGAATATTGAAAAAGGCTTCAAAAACTACTGGGGAAAGCTTACTCCGAATAATCGCAAGACTGTACGAAATCTTATTCAGACTCTCAAAACGCCGAGCCCGAGTCCAAAGGCGACAAGTGCGAACCGAAACGTCATGATAAAAATAGCAAATGCTCAAAAGAATATAAATTCCTTGAAGACGGCAAAGGCCCGTGCCGAGTGGATCAAGGCAAAGAAGTTCAACTTTAAACCGAATGAGTTGAAGAATCTTAAGAATTATGTGCGGAGTAAGAATCAGGCAAACCGGAACCGCCGGGCCCTTAAAAAAGTAAAGGCCTAAATAATAAATGAAAGTATTTACTGATGGAGCGTGCTCCTGTAACGGGATGAAGGGTTCACGGGGCTCGTGGGCTGCTGTGTTCCCAGACCACCCAGAACTGGACTGTTCAGGACTTTTAGAAGGTTCTGAACAGACCAATAATCGTGCCGAGTTTACTGCGGCCATAAAGGCTCTCGAAGCGACCCCAGATGACCTGGAGATTCTGACGGACAGCAATCTTTTGGTGAATGTCGCCACGGGGGTTTGGAGAGCCAAGGCGAATATGGACCTTGTGGCGCGACTCAAGGCTCTCATGACCGGGAGAGTCGTCACGTGGACGCACGTCCGGGCCCATACAAAGGCTACAGATTACAACTCGAAGTGGAACCGCGAGGCAGACAAGAGGGCCGTTGGCGTCTTAGAGGCGAGGGTTTCTGAGTAACAAATGGGCTGGGGTATCAGTTTCGCTCTTGACGACAACAATCGTTTGTACTGTTCTGATGGCTGTAACTGGAAGGCTCGGAAGGCGGATATGCCCGTCAAGCCTTCTGGATGCAAGTACATCCTCGAGTATTTCCAGCAAGATCTTCACCGAGAACTTGACATGATCCGAGACGAGTGTCCAGGGACGGCGGCGGGCCTGAAAGAGGCACTTGAAGAGTATGGGGATCTTTCATATATTTATGATAGCCTTCCAAGCGCTGAGAAAGAGAGTCGGAGCAAGGCATACCTCGCCGAGTTGGAGGAGCGCCTCGCGACTGTCACGGCAGAACTCCCTCATTACAAGAACCGCTACAAGTGGGCCAAGGAGGCGTTCAAGAACTTCAAGCCCTCGAAGAAGATCCCCAAGTTTCGTGCCGATGAATTGAGGGATTTGATAGCACCTCTTCAGGCAGAACTCAGTGTGGAGGAGGCTGCCGCGCATCACGACCGCCTTGAAGATGAGCGCAAGTCTCTTGTGCGTAGCATCAAGTTAGAGAAAACAAACCCTTGATTAATAGTAAAATGCAGATCTTCGTCAAGACCCTGACTGGAAAGACTATCACACTCGAGGTTGAGTCCAGCGACACTATTGAGAATGTAAAGGCAAAGATCCAAGACAAAGAAGGCATCCCGCCCGATCAGCAGCGTCTCATCTTCGCCGGCAAGCAGCTTGAGGATGGCCGAACTCTCGCAGATTTTAATATCCAAAAAGAGTCGACGATCCATTTGGTGTTGAGATTGCGGGGAGGTTTCTAGGATCCCTGAACACTTGGAGTAGGTGTCCGAAACACCTCTTTCAGATTATCAACCCGCAGAGTGTTCCAAAGAGACTTTCCGCGGGCCCCAGAGTCGAACGACTCGCGGGACGGCGTACCAGGTGGCGAATTCCTAAAACCAAACATACCCTTCTTTGTAGAGGGTTCTTCTATATTCACAGTTACGTGGTTGTCTAGAGTGACCTCTATGGGGTTGCCATTCTCGAGAGCCGCATTAAATTCTCCAAAACATTCTTGAATAAAAGTTTTTCCATCCGTCTGACGCTGGGGAGGGTCTATACTGATTTCCTTGGAGATCTTCAGGGCCAAGCGCTTCATGAGAAGGGAGGACTGCATAGCCTTGGTCTGCTTCTCGCTAATCTTGAGATAAAGCTGTATGGATCCCAAGACGCCCGTGCCCGCCGAAAGGATTGCGTTGAGAACGCTCACATATTTTTGCTCAACAAAGGAGTTGAGTCCAACGGCGGTCAGACCGTTTACGGCTGATATAACAAGGATAGGGATGTTGTAACGGCGGGCCGATGTGGAATATGTTGTGTACTCGCTCGTAAAGTGCTTTTGGTACGCGTTACATTGCTTCTCCAACTTGATCAGAAACTGCTCGTCACGGGGGAACCACTCCTTCGTGAGCGTCATCCTTAGTTTGAGCAGAGAAAAAACGCACCTCAATGTCCCCCGAGACTGCGGGGAAGTTTATTAGGAGTGCGTAAGGTATTCCAGTCAAGCGCATATAGTTCTTGGCCTGGTTGACAAACTCCTCCTTGAGTTTCGTGGTTGATTTAAGTTCTACAATCATCTCTCCGTTTATAACCAGGTCTGCCCGCAGGTTACCCACATTGTGGTTCTGGTACGAGATGGTTATGATTCGTTCCGTCTCGTATGGAATGCCGGCCAGTCGCAGCTCGACCTCAAAGGCATTATGATACACTCTTTCGCTAAATCCTGGACCAAGTTCGGCCCAGATCTTTTCGGCCATGGAGCGAAGGTTGATTTCCATGTTGTGTGTCCTTGAGTCTCAAGGCCTGTGACCTCTAAGTCAATGTCTATCCTGTCTATTCTCAAGCGCCTTGAGGCAACCTCGAGTCGTCTCGAGAAGGAGGCTATACTTGAAAAGCACGAGTCGAACGACACCCTCAAGGAGGCTTTCCGCCTGGCACTCGACCCGACCATCAATTTTTATATCAAAAAGATTCCTGATGTGATGGAAAAAACCCAAAAAATAACACTTGATGCGGCCCTTTCGGATCTCGTGGTTGATATCGCGTCCCGCAAGGTGACGGGGAGTCTGGCCAAAGAGCGCGTCTCGATTCTCCTGGGCTCTCTGTCTTCTGATGACCGAGAGGTTCTCAAGTTGGTCATTGGCCGCAATCTTCGGTGTGGTGTGAGTGAGTCAACTGTCGAGAAGATCTGGCCCGACCTTGTGCTCTCTTACCCGTGCCAGTTGGTCAGTCCTATGAATGGCTCAACCAAACTCAAGTTTCCTATGATGGCCCAGACCAAGATGGACGGGATGCGGTTCAACGCGATAGTGGAGAATGGGGCCGTCTCGTACCGTTCGCGAAACGGCAAGGAACTCGACCTGTTCGAGGCTCTTGACGAGGACTTTCTGACGATGGCTGACGGCGCGGACCTTGTGTTCGACGGCGAACTTCTGGTCTCTGGCCCGCAGGGCAAGGTGCTTGACCGCAAGACGGGTAACGGTCTGCTGACCAAGTTCCAGAAAGGCACGGGGACTGAAGAGGTGGCGAAGCGCATTCGGGCAGTCGTGTGGGACCGTATTCCCCTGACAGACTTTCGCCGCGGCTCGTGTAAGATGCCCTGCTATGCCCGCTGGACCCTGCTGAACGGGACGAGAACAAGGGGTATCCGTGTTGCCCAGACGACGATGATAAACAACCTGGCTATTGCCCAGGCTCTGTATCAAGAAAAACTGGATGAGGGCGAGGAGGGCCTGATCCTCAAGGACCCCGAGGGGCCTTGGGAGAACAAGAGGGTCAAGCACCAGGTCAAGATGAAGGCTGAGCTTGAGGCGGATCTGATATGCACTGGTACTACGGCTGGCACGGGCAAGTACTCTGGACTCATAGGCGCGCTGGAGGTGGCGAGCGCAGACGGAAGGGTCAAGTGCTCCGTGGGGACGGGTCTGAGCGACGAGGAACGCCGCTCGGACCCGAGTGAGTTTGTGGGAAGGGTGGTGGCGGTCAAGTATAATGCGCTGATCACCGACAAGAAGACAAAGGCACACGCGCTATTTCTGCCCGTGTTTGTAGAGGTTCGCCTAGACAAGACCGAGGCGGACACTATTTGATTTCTGGATATGGCCAGTTCCATAGATGTGTAATAATCTCACTTGCTCGCAAGTAATCTTGTAGGCTTTTTCTCTCCTCACTTAGTTTGTGTGCCATCCCATCGTCCCCGAGCGTGCATATAGTTGACCAGTCATCTTTGAATCGTCCAATCTGGTCCCAACAGACGACGGTCTTGACTAGATTCTTCGAGTCATAGAACCGTGAGATGACGTAATCATCACTCAGATACATGGAGGCTTCTTGACCCTTCTGCAGGGGGGGAATGTTTGGAAAACCATAGAACGAAGAAATCTTGGTCATAGTACCAAAGCCCTGCTGAAGTATCTCTGTTGGAGAGCCATGGCCCACCCGAACATTATACTCATTAGGTTTTAGACCGTAGGATTCCGCCTTCTCTGGATATACAAGGCCCGAGTACCCCACGACTCCTCCAAACTTTTTGTAGCCTTCAAGGAGGCCCGCAACAAAAAGAGGTGAATAAATAATATCATCATCAATTGTTACCACAAGCGTATCTGGATCCTTTTCAAAAGAAAGTATCGGAAGTATCTTGTTTAGGCAGCATCTATCGTGTTCAATCTCTAGTACAGTGACCCCAATGGCGTCAAGGACTGGCCTGAGCCAAGGTGCCAGATTCTCTTCGAATCTGACGTACTCGTTGGGGATGTTGACATACATCGCGTCTGGTTTTATGTTACCCCTCTGGATACTCATTATAGACTTGATGAGCGCCACCTCCCGAGTCGGGATGACAGTCATTGTCGTGACTATTCGGGCCATATAAAGATAATTAAAGTAAAATCTTTAATGGATGGTTACGACATGTCTCTGTTCCCTGAAAACACTGTAATAGTTCACGACAATCCTTTCCATATTGAACAAAATAAAAATATTGTTTTGATAATTCACGAGCCGGAAATAATTTTGCATCACCGGCTGGCGACAATTCAGAACATGGCCAGATTTTACCGTGTTTATACATGCGATGAGGAGATACTGGCTCTCTTCCCTGAAAAGGCGCGTAGGTATCTGGGTTCCAGCGGGAGTTGGGCAAGAGACGAGAGTCTCGCCTCGTCTCCTAAAGAATTTAAGATTTCTTCACTTACAGGCACGAAGTGCTTTCCGGGGGTCCCGGGACACGCCCTTCGTCAACAGTTATATTTCAATCAAGACTTATTTCCAAAAAATTTTGTATTTTTCAGATCAGGGGCAGGAGATCCGCTTCCAGAGTTGCGTAACAACCCAATCATTACATATAAGCAGGAAGAGGGATGGGGTTCAGGGAAAGACGTTATATTTGATGGGTTCCAGTTTTCAATAGTTATTGAGAATACACAGCAGACAAACTTTTTCACTGAAAAAATTCTGGATTGTCTTATATTTCGGTCAATTCCTATATACTGGGGGTGTCCGAACATTGGGGAGTTTTTTGACACGACCGGCTGGATATTCTTTCAAAATGGTAAAGATCTATTGACTAAACTGGTCACTCTCGATGCGGACTATTATGAAAAGTACTCGGGCGTCATAGAAAAGAATCGTGTAGAGGCTCTAAAGTATCAGAATTATTACGAGTCGTTCAATCGTCAGGCCCGCGAGTACCAGTAGTAAAGGCGGTTTAACATTACGGGGTCGAGAGTTATCCTATCCACGCTATTTTTAACGCGATACTGTATCATCCCGAGACTGTCTGCATGGGCTATTATCGCATCAAGATTATCAAGGGTGTTGAAATCAAAGTCGCACCACCACCTCTCGGCCCGAGGGCGGACCCCTTTCTGGGCCATAAACGCTCCAACCATCACGTCGTTGTACTTGTAACAATAGTCTCCAAACCCTATAGGTTTTGGGTTTCTAATCAGATATTCTTTGATATCGCCAATATTTATTATCATTTCCGCAACGTCTCTAGAGATAATAATACCAGACCCGGATATAAACCATATAGGAAAATGGGTCCATATACGGCCCATATACACCTGCCGGGGCTCTATTCCGCCGAGATGCGCGAGTAGCCTATCAAAGACCCAGTACGTTCCGAGAGTAGCCGATATATAATAATCATACGAGTACCTTTGACTTATCGCCTTTACGAAGGAGTTGTAGTAAAACATGGAGCTTTCCAGATCCGTCTCGGGCGATACTGGCACGGTCAGGTGGTTGTCGTCTTCCCATACAAAACTCGACACGTTCGAGGTTCTTACCAGAACTACGGCTATGTCCGGATGTTCGCCGACCCTCTTTTCCCAAACCTTCTTCGTCTCGAGGAAGACGCGGGGGTCCCCTCCTGTGTGAGACCAGTCGCGCCCTTCGTCGTCCAAGTGGTTTGTGGGGTCATCTATCCCAAACACCACCTTGCGATGAATCATTTAAAGTTAAAAGCCTTTCGTTTTTAAATGAAGGTTTTGGTCACGGGCGCCAGAGGTTTTGTTGGACACGCAATTGTTGAAAATATTCTTTCAGAAACTGCCTGGACTGTCTTCTACGAAGCGCGCCCTCCCAAGCCTCTCGACCGTCTTGAGGATATCACGGATCCGGGCAGGGTCTTGCTCTATGACGGAGAACGAGTGGATGTGATAATACACGCAGCGGGGAATCCGAGTGCCCTTGCGTGTATTGCCGAACCGAAGGAGGCTATTCAGTCAAATATTGAAGAAACTTTTAGGATACTGGAGCTGGCCCGAAAGCACAAAGTCTCGAGAGTTGTGTATGTCAGTACATGTGATGTGTACGGAAACACAAAGGGCTCAGCCAAGGAGGATAGTTTCTGTGAGGCGACGAATATGTATGCCGCCACAAAGCTCGCAGGCGAGCATATGTGCACAGCCTACTCACATTCATATAAAGTTCCATTTTCTATAGTTCGCCTAACAAACACATTTGGCCCCAGGTGTCAGCCCGAGAGGTTCCCAGTGGTTGCCATCAAAAAACTATTAAACAATGAAAAAATAAAGATTCATTGCGATGCCGAGGGACAGCCTATCCGAAGGCGCTGGGCCCCCATACGGGACGTGGCGAGCATGATAGTCTTCATACTCAAGGAGTGTCCGCCTGGCGAGATTTATAACCTGACTGGCGAAAATATTTCAAATTTTGATTTTTTAAACTATATATCTTCTGCGATGGACAGACCGTTTGAGTACATCATAGAACCGGAAAATATAGAAGGCCGGCTCGTGTATTGTGATGCGCCGCCAGACTGCATACTCGCGCGGGGATGGAGGGCCAGCGTCTCTTTTGAAGAAAGAGTGAAAGAATTTGTTTTATGGACTCTCAATCACCCTGAGTGGCAGTAGATGCGGTCGCCGCGCGCATTGGCCGTGTGAGAGTACCCAAGACCTGCGAGGAAGTCGTCAATATCAGTTATTGATTTCCCGTACCGGTTGAGCCACTTTTCACAGTTCTCCACGCAAATAACTGGAGAACACCGGCGGATAGTCTCCTTTGCCCCCTCGAGCGCAAAGGGCTCGTAGCCCTCGATATCCAAGTGGATGAGATTGCACTGTGCCAGTGCCAGATCGTCTATGAGAAAGGTGGGTACAGCCCCTTGGCCAGATACGTGACCGCCTCCAATGTCTCCAAACTCGTGTTCCTTCATAGCCACGAGTTCGTGGCGGTTCCCAACGCACCCCTGAATCTTGATGACATTCTCATCCGGTACGTTGAGAACAAGGCACTGGAAGAGTTCTGGAAAGGGCTCGAAAGTGTAGACTGTTTTAAACTGCTGTGCATATTTCTTCACGTAGAGACCGCAGTTCCCCCCAGCCTGGACAATCACATTTTTGACTGGAACATGACTCATAATGATGTCCGGAACATCGCCCCATCGGTGAAGGCCATCCCAACAGCGCTCGTCGCTCGAGGGCCACCACCAAGTTCCGGCTTCATCTTCTTTCTGTACAAGCATTAACAATACATAAAGTTGTGCCTTTATCTATTATTAATGAGGATTTTGGTGACTGGAGGTATAGGCTTCATAGGCTCAAACTTTATAAAATATATTCTTGCCGAGACGGATCATGAAGTTGTGAATGTGGACAAGTGCGACTATATGGCCCGGGAAAAGAACGTGCCAGAGCAGGCCCGGTACACTTACATCCGTGGAGACATCACCGAGAGGTATCACATGACGCACGTTTTCAGAGAGCACCAGCCAGAGTGCGTGGTGCACTTTGCGGCCCAGTCTGAGGTGACAAGAAGCTTTGACTCGGCGTTTCAATACACAAAGGATAACGTTCTCGGAACGCATGTGCTTCTAGAGACTGCAAAGGATTATGGGAAACTTCAAAAGTTTATTCATTTTAGTACAGACGAGGTCTACGGGGAAGTGGGGCCCTCTGCCACCTCAGACGAAAAGTCTCCCCTGAACCCAAGCAGTCCTTATGCCGCAAGCAAGGCGGCGGCCGAGCTCTATGTTCGAGCCTATGCGAATGCGTACAAGCTCCCATGCGTCATCACTCGTGGGAACAACGTCTTTGGTCCGCAGCAATACCCAGAAAAAGTCATGCCTCTTTTTGTAACTCAGATACTCGGTGGAAAAGCAGCCACTATCCACGGAGACGGCTCGACCCGGCGCAACTTTATATACGTCGACGACGTGTCTCGGGCCGTCTCTGTCATCATCGAGAATGGAGCGATTGGCCAGACCTACAACATAGGAAGCAAGCACGAGTACTCTGTTCTCGAAATATTTGAAAAAATTAATTCAATCATGGGGTCTGTGGCTCGAGCCGTCTTCGTGACGGACCCCAGACCCCATAACGACTCGCGGTACGCGATAGATAGTTCGGCCCTACGTAGTCTTGGGTGGGCAGAAACGGAAGATTTCGACGCGCGTCTTGTTGACACGATCAACTGGTACAAGTCAAACCCGGACTGGTACTAGCGCTTGAGGTTGATGTAGCAAGGCTCGGGGCCCATGAGGAATTCTTTTAGAATCGCATCTGTTAGTTCTTTTGGCTTGTAGCACTTGATGTCTGGCAAGCAGGCCAGTATAGACAGGTCGTCATCTCCCCAGTGCGTGATCCCATCGTGTGCGTAGTCGTGGTCCCTCCCAGAACCCACGAGCTTAACTGGAATCTTTTCAAAGTTTACATAATTGCGTATCATTTCAAAGGGTCTATACAAGAGAAAAGGAGTTATCGAGTAGCAAACTGGCGTGTAGCCCGAATAGGACAGCCCGACTGCAACCCCTATCATGAGCATCTCAGCCGACCCAACGTTTATAAACCTGTCTGGAAAGTCGGTCCGTATTGGATCCAATATACCGTACCCAAGATCTCCAGTAATCACAAATATCTTGGAGTCGGACTTCATAGCATTGTGCAGATACGAAACGAAATCTCTCCTCATTTGTATCTTTACATATTTCACTTTTAAGTATATGATAGTGACCCTGGATCCCCTGAAGTTCCGTTGGGGCGTCGGGGGTCATTGTTGTGAACCATACATGGGTCCTGTAGTCGAAAGCCTTGAGGCGAA